TTGAAGTGTGGGTTGAGGCTGTCTTTCTTTACAGACTCCATTGCTTGCTGCGCTTTGAGCAGCGCCTTGATTGCTGTATCAGTCATGTTGTTCTCCTTGTGATACGAATAGCTCCACGCTTGTCGCGCTTTGCGGTTAGGTGATCGCAGTAAACTTCACGCTCATTGTCGCCAACCATATCTTTGATTTGTTTTTTGGCTGACTCAAATGCTTTGGCATCTGCTTCTAAAGTAATGTAGGTGTAGGCTGCATCATTGAAGTGGTTGTCTTGCGTGGCGTCACGCTTGACCATGTTGTCCACCGACACCTTGTCAATGCTAAGTTGTATCGGCTGGTCATTACCAACTGGCTCTTCATCGCGAAGAACGTAACCCCAGAAGTCCGACACCACTGCCCACATAGAATTGAAATACTCTTCGTTGCGTCTGACATGAGCTGACTCCCACTTATTATTGCCAAAGATAACAGACATATGAGCGCCTTCAGCTTTTGCTAGATGAATGTATAGCTGCACTTGCGGCATGTAATACTCAATTACTTTATCCAAAGTATTGTATGAGTTGGTGTGCTTGGCCTCTACGATAGAGTCCTCAATAGAGTCCCCTACCATAGCGTCAACCGTACCCTTAACTGGTACTGATCCAATCTTTTCTTCGAATGTCTTCTGGAAATCAGTAAGAGTGCAGTCATACTCATTGGCAAACCAAAGCAAATTAAACTCTTCAGTCTGTATGCCCATCTGCACTGCAAGATTGCGAGACAAATCTTCAGGCTCAACTCGACCTGTCTTGATCTGCCATAACTCTAGCCAGTTCCCCTGCATTATCTTTACGCAGTCGGAACCACCTATGAAACCTTTGCGTTCCATGTTGTTCTCCTTTGTTATCAGTTATTAGCCTACTGCTTATGTGCAGCTTAGGCAATACGAAGTGACGTTACGTCACTCGTACTTTCCGTACTTTTCGAAGTGCTCTTCTGATAGGTTCTGAAATTTCTTGAGGCGCTTCTTAGTTTCACCTTTGAGGTACGACTCACCGATGGCTTCACCATTGCGAATACGTTGCGCCATAATCTTATCACTGTCTAAGACATAGCCAGACTTCTTGTACTCACGAGCCATGACAGGAGAGCTTGCTGCCTTTGAGACATGTGCGTCCCATATAGAAGGACGTGCTGCATTACTGAGCTTGGTTGTTTTGTATGTCATGTGCGCACCTTTGATGGGCAGTAATACTGCGCTACACGAGCGCCGTTAACTGTTTCAACCATTACCTTTTCAACCTGCATACCTTCATCTCTAATCTCTTTGATTCGTGCCGCTAATCGAAAGCAACCGAATGATTGGAGCGCATCTATTGGTGTAATTCGATAACCCTGTTTGAGATATGCTTTGATTTCATTTGTCTGTGTAACAGTCATGTTGTTCTCCTTAGATTAAGTTTTCTTTTGCATACAATCCAATGAGTGCGGCTTCTGCTCGGCCATCATCTTTAACTCGTTTGAAATAGTGTGCATGGTTAGGGAAGCAGAGCTTCGCTAGTCTTCTACTCTCACCTTTGTCTCTCGTAAGGTCAAAGTATTTCTTCCACTGACGTGGCGTCACATATTCTATAGGTAGCTTTGATGCCACGATTCCCATTTGCAGTTGACCAAAGCCCTGACCAAACCTGAATGTACTGCTAACACCTTGATTAGGCATAGCATTTACAAGCTCAATGGCTGCGAGTGATGGTTGGTTTTCTGTGTTGTTTAAGATCGAAAGTAACTCAGGCAAGTTGATAAGCGTCTTACCTTTTGGAGATTTAACTACAGGAATATCGTGAATGATTAAGCTGTCTAGTTCTGTGTCATATATGCTGACTGCTCCTGTAAATCCGGGGTCGATTCCATAGATGAGCATGTCAATCTCCTTACCAATCGGTTGATGGCTTTACGTTTGCTTGGATGCTGTCTTCCCACGCGCCAGCCTTTAGCTTGACGCTAGGTTTTTTAATTATCTTTTTGTTTGGTTTTGTTTTCGACGTTGGTTCTTGCCATTTGTCGTTGACGTAACAGCTCATGCAAATGAACCAGTGCTTTTCTGTTGAACGTCCGCTGTGTGTCTTGAGTATGGCAACATAGAAGTGAGTTGCTATCTTACAGCTTGCACAGATGTGTGCTTTACCTTTCTGTGACCGTGATGTCATAGCTTAAAGCATCCAGCCAACACATTAACATAAACCCAGAAGGTATTCGTTTGTGTGTTTCCCACTTGTGAATCAATGAGGAGGTGCATCCTATCTTATGCGCTAGTTCCTCTTGACTTAACTCTCGCTTTGATCGAGCGTCTATTAACTGGCTTACCATTGGACCGTAATCCTTTGGTATCTTCAACGGCTTGTTGTATCTGACGAACTTGTTCGATGGCATGGTGTACCTTTAACGCAGTATCATACCGTATCTCAGTCGTGCCTTTGATTGTTCTGTAGTATGTTGAAGTCGGAATCATTGCCCGACTAAACGCTCTAAGCAAGGACACGTTAGCATCCTTAGCTTGTTTATTTAGTATTTGAAGATACGATTTCATATTGCACTAATGCAGCATGTTAATCCTCAAAGTCAACATCATCCATTTGTATTTCGCCAGAGCCGTTACAATTTTCACAAGGTTCTGACTCACAATATGGTTCAGGTGCATCATTGTATGAGGTTCTCATTGGCATACTCTCAACCTCGATGAACCCATCTCCTGTGCATTCTTTACATGCTACTGTTGTTCTTAATACTTTCATTAGTACGGCACCTCATCGTCTATAACTGGTGAAGCATAGTTCTTTTCCCATGCTTCTGTTCCACGTTTGATAAACTTATCGCGGTTAAACTTTGGGTTAGTTGCCTCGAGTTCATCAGCAATACTATGAAGGTGAGTGGGCCACGGTACAAGTGGCCCAAGTTTATCAGCTAAGAATTGATAGTGTTGTCGTGACATGCGCATAGCATTCTCCTTAGATTACGTTTTCACCTACCATCGAAGTGAACAGTTGATGATTCATTGCATTGCTGATTGCAATTTCTCGATTGTATCGGGCTACCTCTGGTGACTTGAGGTCATCAGTATGCGTAGCCCAATGAGTCAGGCAGTTATACAATGCCCACTTGTTTCGACCGAGACCTGCTTTCTCACGATCCCAACCAGAGATAAGATTCTCAAGTTGTTTCTCGTTAGTCTTAACCATCTGTTTTTGTTTAGTAACTACCTTGCATATGGTTGAACGAAAGAACTGCTCGACTTGATCGTTGTTCAATCGTGTCTGCATCCATGACTGCCATTCTTTACTGCGACTCATGAAGTGTTCGGCCCCGCCTATAATCTTGGCTGCGCTGCCATCCACGTTGACTGATGCTGTGTGCTTGAAGCGTGATCGTGCAATAGCGTCTGGTGTGGTGCATCCATTCAAGCAAAACAACCTAAGACCATTGGCTTGCTGAGAGAAGGGCCATGATCCATCGTAGCTATTAAAGAAGCTGACGCGGAACTGTGTGTAGTCACCGACTACTGGCTCCTGCACTAAATCAGGAAAGATTATCTCACCTCTTAGCTTACGGCCATCTTCAGCTACGTTAACGCTGATCTCATAGTCACTGGTAAGATTGCTTGCTTTAACTCCGTCAACGATTGATTCAACCACATCTTCATGTGGTATCATCTTGTATCTACTGCCGTGCAAGCCAAGCGTTTTGCCTGTGTCAGTGCGCACGATACACTTATGATCTGGAATTAATTCACCGTCTTGAGTAAAGACAGGCTGCTCTTCAACTGGAAAGTTGTAGCTGTTGGATTGAAAGTCTAGCATTATTTGTTCTCCCTTGCATCAAGTATGTCTTCGTAAATAAAGTTGAGTGCTGTTCGGTTCTGACCAAACAATTTGATTTTTAATTCATTGCCGTTGCCATCAAATAAGCTGATGTCTTTGACAACAAATGTGTCATGGATTGTTTCTTTAACCCTGATGTTATTGACACGGTGTGCAGCAATTTCCATTCATGTTCTCCTTCAGAAGTTTATTTAAACTTTAACCATTACATTATATGGCGGGACGCTTTTTGTAAGGTGTGGGGGTGGCAAAACCCCCAAGGTTACGCCACGTCACGGCATGAATACTATGCCAAGTGTGATTACGAAAAGAACTACGATGTATAGTCCAAAGATTAGCTTGTCTTCATTATCGCCCATGATGTTTCTCCTAGTTGATAGAGTTGATAGAGTTGAGAGGAGCCTAAGCTCCCCTCGAGGGGTGGCTTACGCCACCTGCTCTCTGAGCTTGCTGAAGTTAGCTGGCTTGGCAGCTTTGTTAGGTGCGGGGCGCTTGTTTGGAGTCCAGACCTCACCGCCTGTCAGTGCAGCGAAGACTTCACAGTCTGCGTTGTGACGGACTTGAAGCTCTTCAAGCTCGGGAAGGAGCGTGTTAATCCAGCGTTCTGTCCGCTCCATGGCGTATGTATTCTTCTCATCTACAGCGATGTCGTATTCAGCGAGTGAATCAGCAATCTGTTTCTTCTTGAAGGTGAGGCTGTTGTTTGATGTGTAGCAAGCATCACGTCCTAAACCGATGAGGAATTTATCGTTGATGATTGGACCGTCAGCTGATGGCCTGTCTGTAGTATGATAGTTGATAACTTCTAGTTTAAGTTGAGCTAATTTAGATACCTTAGTCATTTCTAGTTCTCCTGTTAGTCAAGAGGCCAACCCTCTTGATGCAGACCCAGAGACATGCCCACAAATCCCGGCTTGCCGGGGCTTGACGTTCGCAACTGCTTTCTCCAACAGGCGCACGCTGGACTAGGCAAGGAAGAGCCCACACACACAGAGACATGAGCTACAAATAGAAAGTAGTTGCGAATGTTTTGTGGAGCTTGTCACGCAGGGCAAGGCAAGAGGTTGGGTGAATTGACAAGGAGAACGACGTAATGCGTATCTGAATTAGCGATACTTACACTCGATGTTGGTTATAGTATGTTTAGCATGTCAACAGCTTTTAGAGGTAGTATGATACCTAAATGAGGTAGTGACGCCACGTCACATATTGACATAGCTCAACGAAATAGTGCCTGTTGGGGGGAGAGAGGGAGAGGGGGGCAAGCATGAGGATAAAGGATGGTAAGAACGGATGAGTAATGTTCCGATTACAAGAAAGCTGACTACGAAACAGACAGCGTTAGTTGACACCATTGTAGCAAACGGGTGTACGATAGCTAAGGCAGCAGAGTTGGCTGGGTACAGTGCTGGTGAGTCTGGAAGAGTAACTGCAACCAAGACGATGAAGCTACCACATGTGCAGCAGTATCTCATGCAGAGGATGAACGAGGAGTTCGGGTTGAGTGCTACCCTAGCTGCTGGGACGGTGAGAAGGCTAGCCATGGGCGCTAAGTCAGAGTACGTTCAGCTAGAGGCAAGCAAGGATTTACTGGACCGGGCTGGGTACAAGCCGATAGACAGGTCACAGGTACAGGTAGCTGGTGACATCAAGGTGCAGATAGATCTTGGCTAGGTAAAAGAGGAGTAGAATTGCTGTCATAGGGGGTAGGGGGTTAAAAACTGGCTGTACTATGTTAGCTAGTGGTCCC